CCGTGACCTGATCCTGCAAGCTGAAAGTCGTACTCGATAGCACAGTAATGGTGTAGCGGTTACCGTTCAGCTCTACCATTCCGACGATGCCTTCGATGAAGACCTCATCCCCGGTCGTGTAGCTATTGGTGGCGGTCGTCACGACAACAGGGTTCGCTTGGGTAGCTGCTGAGATTGCTTTTGTCGCTTCCGTCACGTGGGCATCGTTGCGCATCACCCGCATATACAGGTTGCCAAACTCCAGCATGTACTGGTCAGCGGTATTGAACTGGAAACGTACCAGCCGAGGCGCGGCGTTCGAATGAGTCTTCACTGGAGCCAGGAAGAGGAGGCCGTTCCGGTTGCTCACGCCACCCTGAGAGTGGATAATACAGTTCCGAGCCTTACGCAGAGAGGTAGAATACGCAGCTGTATCTGTACGCCCATAGAGCCCGGGGCCTATCTCACCTTTACCAAACGAAGATTGGATTACAGCCGCCATGGCCTAGTAGCTCCAGAGCCAAGGCCGAGGCACCCCCGGAAACTCATCCTCGGCTAAGTTATCGAAATGCAGGAAGCGCTTGCTGTGCTCCCCCTTCTGCTGCACGCCAATTCCCTGGAAGCGCCATGAGCCGAAGGAGATCAAGTCCAGAGCAGAGTCGCCATGGCATAAGATGTCGACAGCTTTACCGGATGGGTGAGCGGGGCCAGTACTTTGGACCTTAGCATTATGGACTTCGCAGCGGTAGCCCGAGCGGATAATCAGCGGGTGGCCGATCGACTCCCGTAACTGTTGAAGCATACTAACGAAATGGCGATCTATTTTCGCTTCGCCGCCGCAGCAGTCGGCGCCATGACAAGCGAACTCATACTCCGAGAAGTTCGGAAACTCATCCCAGTCAGTTACAAGCTCCATTAGTCACGACCCCTAATCCATTCTGCTTCGCGAGGAGGTGCGGTAGCCCCCTGGTTCGCGTCGTGAGCTGGGGCGATACGAATCGCTTCCCTATACAGGCCCAGCATATCACCTTTAATAATTCGTTTCTCAGTTAGCGGCATCGCCAGATGAGCGGCCAACTGATAGGCTAGCGTCATGACGAAGTGAGGAGAGAACATCGCTATAGCTTCATTGTCGAACGTGTAGACCGCTACGGCGTCTTCAAGGTCTGTAACGATAGTAGTCTGAGACTTGTCCAGACTGGTCTCAAGCTCGAAAGGCACAGCATCCGCGGTCTTAGCAACTGGGTTCTCAAGGCTGCGCATCGCAACATAATCGGAGGGAGTCTGGTAGCGAAAGGTCCAGATACCCGAGGGTGCGGCATCGCCATGAAGGGCGAGAGTGAGGCGTGCGCGGGCGAAAGTCCAGTTGTAGGCTTCCAGCACCTGGAGGCGAGAGTAGTCGTACCAGCGCTTAACCTCAGCGGCCTCAGCACTATCTTCGTCAAAGCTCTCGATCGAGCCCACACCCACCTCGGCCAGCGCCATGTTGCCGATGAGGACTTTGCTGATTGTTGCCATACCCTAGGCTCCTATGAGAGGGCTCCCCTTCGATTGCTCGAAGGGGAGGCAGAGGTGGCCTAGCTAGACGGACGAGCCGCCCAAAAGTCGACGTAATCGACGTTGATCTTATTAACAGTGCCGGTGGCATCCTGCGCCGAGCCGGCCCACCAGTAGGGGATCAAGACGGCAGTGGTGGCAACACACGTCGCCATCGCGCCCTCAAGAGCACCATCGATGTACCAGAAGCAGTCGCCAGTCGCATCAACTTCAATACGAAGGAGTTGGTAGGTCGTGGCTACGGGAGCAACATTCAGCTCATACTCATCTGCGTTATTTTGGATGGTATTAGCGTTATTCGCTACAGCCTGCCATTGGTCGACATCCGCATCAGTATCAAAGTAGATAGCCGCCGCATTCGCCACGGTCGTAACCGCGCCCTCAGCGACAACATTACTGTTGACTTCGAAGGGAGCAATCTCGGTAGCCGCAGAGATAACGTCTACGAGACCGAAGCCGACGTTCGCATCTGTGATCTGGCTCATGTGAGCCCGAAACTCAACAATCGTAAGCCCAGAACTAACGAGAGCGCCATTCGTCAGGAGGCCGAGGCTTCCAGTCGAAAGGTCCGTATCATCGCCCGCGCTGCCGTTCGAGAAGGTCATAGCCCCCTCAGGTTGCCCTTCGATGACTGACAACACCGCACTGGCCCCAGCACCAATATGTACGATATACGAGCCAGACACACCGTTATGAGTGGTCGTGATCGGTAAGGTGCCGTGGAAGAAATCATCGAACGCTCGGTAGTGAGTGCGCGAGAAGTTGCCATCCCCCACGGTATCGGTCGGGGTGCCACGGTTGGATACGATACTGTAGTAAGCGGTGCCACTTGTATCGGTCGTCACGATCAAACGATACCGTTCATTTAGGGCTCGTGACGGGTATGAAACGTGATACCACGTGTTTGCCGTTGGCGCGAGGTCAGCAAACCCAGTGACAGTCGTCCACTTGCCAGAGCCAGGTGAACCGATCTCGACCTGAAGGGCGATGACCATGTCGTAGACGCCGTTGACGAAGACATCGATTTGCTCGCCAACAGCCACCGTGGCTACCGCCGCACTCACGTTATCGACTGCCGTAAAGTTGCCTCCGGCAATTTCCGCTTGAGCGGGGAAAGTCGAAGCGAGGAACAGCGCAGCCGCCATTCCCAGAGAAGCTAGAAAGTTACGCATCTTTATCTCCTTTGGAACGCTTCCGCTTAGGGGCGGCAGCTTTCTGTTGTTTCTCCCAAGCAGCATCTGCTTTCGCTTCCGCAGTTACTTCAGCATGAACGCGGGCTTCATCTTCGGCTGCTTGACGGGCCGGGTCGTAGTGAGCCATTTCGGAAAAAGTATCCATCTCCAGCTCGGGATCGGCTGCGACAGGATCGTTTTCGACGATCTTCGCGTCCTTGGGCAGCGCTTTACGATACTCTTCGGGAATATCGCGATATCCTCGGCGAATACGGTACCCGCCAGGGCAAAACCACTGCCGTTTCAAGTGAACTTTCATGATAACTCCATATGAGGGGAGACCCGCCAACGTCTGCTGGCGGGTCCCTAGCTCACTTAGTTGGTAGCGTCAGGGTACGAGACCCAAGCTGCCGGCGTATTCGTCAGGAAGGCATTGATCGAGCCCGCAGAGTGCGTGCCCGTGCCAATACCTAAGATACCCAGATAACGCTCGTAGCCAGCGGTGTCTTCGCCCTGTTGCGTATCGCCCATGGGAAGGGCAATCGCCAGAGAGAAACCAGCCGTCAGTTGCGCCGTCAAGAACACGTCCGTTGCGATATGCCGCGTCTCCGCACCAGTCGTAGCAATCCCCGCCACCGAGTCACTCGCCAGAACAAACTGGAACGCAGTACCACCGACAAACGCCGTTGTCACTTGGACCACTAAGTAGGTAGGCTCACCTGCACCCATGTCCCGAAGAGCGGAGAGGTCCATGACATCCCCGATCAGGTTGGTACCAGCGCCGCCCGTTACCGCGACCGCATCAGCGAACTCGGCTCTTTCATCTAACCACATTTGATCTTCTCCTTGCTCTAGACGACGCGGGCTTCGTCGCCGGCCAGCGCGTCAGTGCGCCGGAGCGGGATGCCCTGGAAGTCCGTGATCGGAATACCGCCCTCTTGGCGAACGGTCAACGTGGAGCTTGAGACCCCATTCGACACTTGACGCCGCAGGAAGGTACGAACGGTTCGACTCATATAGAAAGCCGGTCGACCCAGCGACAGGTTCGGGACCAATTCCATCGCCTGGAACATCAGGTCAGGAAGATCCGCGCCGGTAGCCGCATCAGCCGTCAGGGCCGAGAAGTCGACATTCGCGATCCGCACAACGAAGCGCCAATCACGAACGGTCAGACCCGCATCCCAGCGGTAGTGAGTCCGATACGCTTCCATCCGGCCAGTGTTGCTGCCATCAGAAGCATCTTCGACCGTCACTTGACCCTTGTCGGTGACCTGGATGCCAGCTGTCGAGCCCTTCGGCACGATACCGTGAACCGTATTTGGTCCCCAGACTACGAGCCAGATCGAACGGTTGTCCACACCAGTACCGGCCGCGTCGATGATATTGTCGCCGTTGTCCGCCGACAGAAGATTAAACCGAGGGGCGAAGCCAGTGAATGCTTCCGGCTCGGTATCTTCGTTGCCGAAGAACAGAGTATCGGAGATTTCCTGGTTCATACCCTCGATGTGAGGACGATCTTCCTGAAGCCGGAAGGCCGAGGTATTGCTGTTAAGGTCCGCGAGGGCTTTGTCCACCTCCGAGTAAGCCTCCAGCATACCAGTCGAGTCCGTGACCTGCACGGTGGTTGATTTGTTGGGCTGAACGCCGCCATACAACTTACGCCACGTCGGCGCGGGAATGCCGGTTCGGATAGTGGTCCTATGGCCGGTCGGCAGATTGCCTTCCATCCACGACATATCCGTTAGGATTTCGTTCGTCTCATTCAGAATCTCGACCACGGTAGCGATCTGACCATCCGGGTCAGTCACCTTCGCTAGATCGAGCAGGGTCGGGTTTTGGACGCTTAAAGTAGCCATTTAAGGTCTCCTGCCTTACTCATGTTTCATATCTGGATACATCGTCTCGGCCCTAGTCCTAGGCGGGGGTTGTGCCCCTTTGCCGATTGAAATGCTATCCTCGTTCATCATCTTGCCGATGTCCCAGAAAGCTTTGATGACTTTTGGATTGTTACCTGCTCCGGTCTCATCCAGAGCATCCTTTAAGTCCTGACCACCGAGGGCGTCGATAGCTTGAACCGCAATCGCTATATTCGCGTCGAAGTTCTTGCCACCATACTCCGGGTGTTCTCGGGCTTCCTGCAACCATCCGTCATGCACGTCTACCATCGCCTTCATTGCATCAGCTTGAGTTTGCGCGAAGAGGTCCACCATCTTTTGGGCAGTCGCCTGATCCAATTTACCTTCCGAAGCCAGTGTTGAAAACTGGCCAATCAGGTCTGAATTAGGCTCCACGCCTTCTGGCATCGTGAAGTCTTCGTACTCGATAGGAGCCTTGTCGCCGTCTGCGTCGGTATCCCCGTCCGCTTTCTTGTCGACCGAATCTTCCTTCGCACCTGCATCAACAGGTTCCTTTCCGGGGTCCTCACTAGGAGTATCTGCCGGAGTCTCGTCACCAGGAGGAGTTTCGATCCCAGCTGGTTCGTCGCTATCACCAAACATTAGCCTTCTTCCTCTTCTGTTGTCAAGCCAGTATCACGTGATACTTGTGCAGTCTTCTGGCTTTCGACCCGAGCTGCCGCTTCTTGGCTCATTATCATAAATGCATTCAGATCAACTTCAAAGATACGTGTCAATAATCTTAACCCAACTTCACGTTTGCCCTCATGAAAGTTAGTTAGGTTGTTGTCCCCCGAGAAGCAAGTCTTGTAGATACCCGCCTCTTCGAGAATAGACCAGAGGACCGCCCTACTGCGGGGGTGACCAAGAACGAACTTCAGGTTCTCATCGTCCTCTTGCTTCTGGAACTTATGAAGTTTCTTACGCCCCTTTACTTGTTTAGCATCTCCAGCGTTAGGCACGATCGGCTACCGCTTGGATACCGCGTGAAAGCAAGTTGTCGCCCTCTAAATCGGCGTTACCAGCCGCTTGAGCCGCTTGAGCCCCCTGGGCAGCCATCTCTATAACCTGCTGCCGTTGCAGCTGCTGTGCCCTCTGCTCTCGGACCTTAGCAACGTCCTCGTCGGATATCACCAGCCGAGGCGGAGAGCCAATGAGGTTGGCGTATTCATCAACCGCTTGGTCGGCATCGAACTTGTCAACCACCGACTCGAACCCGACTCCGGCCAGTCCCGAGACAAAGCCGGCGAGACGATCGATGCTTCCAATCCCCACCGCGCGCTGGGCCATCGCCAGGGAGGAGATGAACTCGACCTTCAGCGGCGCGCCCTCTAGCTCTTCAGGCGCTTCCATGAGGAGGTTTCCTCGGTGCAGTTGGGCAAAGGTACGGTCGATGAGTTTGCGCAGGAAGTCGTCGTGGATGCGCTGCAACACCGGCCCTAGCTGAATGAGCCGCTCTTCGTCTCTGAAGGTAAGTTCCAGCTCATTCTTAGGCTGTATGCCCCGAGCTTGCGAAATAGCGAAGAATAGGTCCGTATAGAACGCTTCGTTGATCCGTCCCTCTACTCGCTCGATATCGAGCATCAAGTCTTGGATGTTGGTATTGACCATATAGATCGGCGCCAAACCCTGGCCTGCTTGGGCGTCTCCATCGAATAGCGTAGTGCCCCCAGGCAGTGAGGAGATAGGGACATTTCTCAGGGAGGCAGGGCCTTTTAATGGCGGGTTCATAGACTTGTCGATCGCTTGAGCCTTGCGCTTCTCTTCCAGCTGTAGACCACGAATGTCGCCGAGAGCCGTCATAGCTGGGCAATCTGTGCCATAGACATCCTCAGCCGTCACATCCCAACGGGGCGCGTAACCGGGAAACTCATCAAATCCCTTCTGCGAGAGGATCATATCCTTGTCTTCATGGCCCGGTTCGTACTTAACCGAGGAGAAAGCCTTAAACTTACTTAGTGGGCTAGCAGTACGCTCATCACCATTTGGCTCAATGAAGTGCGTGACCGGGTGCCAGCCGTCGTAGTCGCCTTTGTCCCATTGATCCTTTACCGAGCGACTCACCTTATCGAGACCAAACTCATTGACCATCTGCTCGGTCGTCATCTCGTACTCACGGCAGGCCGTAGTAATCTCAAAGCGATCGTCCTGCCCCAACATATAGCTACCAGCCGTATGGGTGTAGAAGCGAGCGACATCTTCGAAGTCATCTACGTGAGACATGAAGCCGGTCGCAAAGAGGATTAGCTCCCCCATCAAGACCGGGGCCATGGTGTAGAGATTGCTCTTATCAAACACAGCCCGCAGGCGGTGTTCGGTATCCCTAAGCCAGACTTTTACCGGCATGAACTCCATTAGGCCTGGATCGGGCGTGGCGAGCGAGAACCATGGCCGCGCTTGGGACATCGTGCCATCGAACATCCCCGAGCGTGCTATGCGATGGGCTTGAGTGGCGCGACTGTTGACGATATTCTGATGGCGCTTCTCACCCTTGTTATGATCGGTTACTTGGAACCGTCCACGGCGGGGCTGAATAAACTCCGAGAGTTGCTGGTAGTGGGGGATAAAGCTCGAACGCTCGATCTTCAGGGCGCCTTTACGGCGCTCATAGTAATCTCTTGGAGTCTGATCAGGCATGTTATGACCCTAGCAAAGAGCGTCTGTTCTCGGGGAACTTACTTTCGTCCGTCTGCCCTAATAAGCTCTGGGCCGGCCCAGGAAGACCGGCTGCGAAAGCTTGTGCTCTCTGCCGAGAATTAGACTTAGGATTGAGGACCTTAACCGCAGATTTTGTAGTCTGGAGTGGATTCACAGGTAAAATGAATCGCTTGATCAAGCCCTGTCCAGGGAATAATCCTCCAGGTCCACTATTTACCCCCGTACACATGATCAGGCTCCTAACAAGGTTTTCTTAGCTGTCGAAGCAGGCTGTGTCAGACCGCTCGCGCTAGTCAGCACCGTACTCTTCCGGCCACCGGCTAGAGCTGCACGCCTGCGATTGCTCTCCCTAGAGGCCTTCACTGAAGGGTCTAGCCGCGACGGGGGAGGGGGCGCAGGCGGAGGAAGCGCGGGGGGCGGGGGGTAGTTGGGGGAGCCACCTATACACATTATCTTCGTCTCCGTTTGCGGCGGGGGAGAATTGTCCCTCCGCCTCCTATAGCTGGCGCCGCGCTTTTAGCAACAAAGGATCGCACTTTACCTGGCGTTGCCGTAACAGTTAGTTGAGTCTTTTGTGCCATCAAACAATAATAAAGGTATCGTTATTGGCGGGAGCCTCCGTAAACGCGGTGACCGTAAACTGGCCGATACCGCCGACTGCTTCATAGTCGGTTATATCGGTTGCTTGGTCTTGCAGCACACCCGAGGTGAAGATGACAACGCGGCCATTGAAGTGATTGGCTGTCGCCTCGGTAATATCATCCGCCTGGAACTCTGTCGTTGTGGGCGTATGAGTATTAGTGGCTGTGTCGACCGTGCCTTCGATAATCGTCTCAGCTGACGCCTCAAGATTATCTGCCGCCTCGGTACTACCGCTGATAGCTACCGCGTCGGAACTCATACGCCCTGACACGAGAGCGGCTGGCAACCTCGATTGAATATCCTCGGTATCAGTTTGGATACCGTCAAGTTCGCCTTGTAGAGTAGTTGCGGTATCGACTAGGATTGCTGCAACGTCAGTAGCTATCTTGGCGAGGCCGCTGGTGCTATCATCAATCAGATCAGTATCGATCAGGATAGTGTCTACGATACCGTCGATCGTAGCAATTTCGTTATCTATAGTGGTGATGGTGCCCGGTATCGTCGTGCCAGTGTCGACTAGGATTGCTGCAACGTCAGTAGCTATCTTGACCAGCCCACTTGTGCCATCATCGATAACGTCGGTATCGAGCAAGATGGTGTCTACGATACCGTCGATCGTAGCAATTTCATTATCTATAGTGGTGATAGTGCCGGGGATGGTTGTGCCAGTATCAACGAGGATCGCAGCAACGTCAGTAGCTATCTTGGCGAGGCCGCTGGTGCCATCATCAATCAAATCAGTATCGATTAGGATGGTGTCTACGATACCGTCGATCGTAGCAATTTCATTATCTATAGTGGTGATA